TGGGTTCCGGCTCAAGTCCCCACTCAATTGCCGCGTTGGTGAACCCCTCCCCCTTGCGCCCGGTCAAACGCTCGCAAACAAGGTCTGCCATGTAGTTGGCGCGGGAGGCAGCCGGGCCGGACTTGGTCTTGGCGACCACATCGGCAACGCGGGAGGCCGTGACCTTGCCGATCCGTGCGGCAAACCATTCCTCGGTACGCTGTTCCATCAGGTCAGTTCCTTCTTACGGGCGCTGAACAGGTCAGCGTGGGCGGTTCGCTGCTCGACGGTAAGTGACTTCCAGTAATGTGCCAAACCCGCTGTTTCAACTTCAGTCTTGATTCTTTCCACGACGACCGGATCGTGCGCCACTACCGGCTTGTTTCGCGCCTGTGCTGCTTCCGCATCATCGTCAATCTGCGCGAGGCCGACGATAGCGGCGAGAGCGTAGCGACGAGCGTAGGTGATGCCAGACCCCTGCGCCTGCGGCCCGTTGTCCTTCGTGACCACCGGGAGTACACCCCGTATCCACTCGCCGCTGCTGTGGGCGAGGGTCGTGACCAGCACCACCCCGGCATCGGTGGTGTTCGTGGTCTGGATGACCGCAAGACCGTTAGCCGCCAACTGCTTGCGGCAGGCATCCCAACACGACGCGAGGTCGGCGTACTTGCTCTTAAAGAACGGATTGCTGGAGTCCTTGAGCGCACCCGTGATGTCGGCTTGCGCTTTGGACAGGGCTGCGGCAAGTGCCGCGATGGATTCACTCTGCATTGGCTTCTACCTCTCGTTGCTGTTGTTCCAAGTCCATCTGATGCCACCAACCGTCATCGTCGGCCCACGGGGCATCGCTCTGGTCAAAGTCATCCACGGCGCACCTCCTCTGCAACGCTGCACGATCCGTCGCACGGCGCGTAGATAGCGGCTGCGATGAACGCCGCGAGCATCAGGAGCAGCAGGATGGTTTCACGCTTCATCGCTGTTCTCCTTGTGCTGCATACGGGCGACGATGTTGCGAGCGTCGATGAACGCCGTGCGGATGTTGGCCTCTGCCTCGCAATGGTCAAAGCAGCGGTCGGCAAGGTCAATCAGGTCGCCGTGGCCTTTCCCGGCGGCTTGCAGGGCGGCGAGGGCGCAGGATTGCGCGGTGCGCTCCACGACCATGTTGCGCCATACCTGACCGATGCCGATGGAATCAGCGACCGGGGCGACAAGCCCCGCGATGTCGAAGATGTTGTTCACCAGTCGATGCTCCGCGCCGATTCGATTGCGTCAAGCCTGTCCTCGGCCCGCGAGTCTGCCAACTGCTCGGCGTACTCGGCCTCGGCAAATTCAGCGAGGTCGCGGGTATAGACAGGGATGGGGGCCGGGAGGGCGAGCCATTCGCCGTCAGGCAGTTTGATCGCGGTGATTGCGGAATAGTCTGCCGTGCCGTCGCCGCAGAACTTGAAGTCGATTTCGCAATGCAGCCCTTCGACCAGTTCGTATTCGCGTGTCATGTCGGTCATGTGTTGCTCCTGTCTGTGGAGGGTTGTATCTGTCAACGGGGGAAAGCGTAACCCATGTTTCTAGGGGTTGTCAACACCAGTTACGGGCGCTATCCTGCCGCCATGACACCTAACCAACTGGTCAAGAAGTACGGGTCGCAGACCGCCGTGGCGAAAGCCTTTGGCGTGTCGCGGATTGCAGTCCACAAGTGGGTCAAGGCCGGGGCGATCCCGCAGCAGCGGGTGTGGCAGTTGAAGGCTGGCCTTGTCCCGCCGCCGAAATGAGATACCTGTCCGTTTGCAGCGGCATTGAAGCCGCGACCGTAGCATGGCATCCGCTCGGGTGGACGCCTGTTGCGTTCAGCGAGGTTGAAAAGTTCCCGAGCGCGGTACTCGCGCACCATTACCCGACCGTCCCCAATTGGGGTGATATGACCAAGTTTGAGGAATGGCCTGATGAATCAATCGACCTTCTTGTGGGAGGAACCCCCTGTCAGTCCTTCTCCGTCGCAGGACTGCGAAAGGGATTGGGCGATCCGCGTGGCAACCTTATGCTCACCTTCGGTGCAATCGCTAAACGATATCGCCCCAAGTGGTTGGTATTTGAGAATGTCCCCGGCCTCCTGTCATCTAACGGAGGCCGGGATTTTGGAACCCTCCTCGGGATGTTGGGCGAACTCGGGTATGGGTTCGCCTACCGGGTTCTTGACGCTCAATTCGTGCGAACACGCCAGCACCCCCGCGCCGTTCCCCAACGACGAAGGCGTGTGTTCGTTGTCGGATGTCTTGGAGACTGGCGAAGTGCCGCAGCGGTATTTTTTGACCGCGAGAGCTTGTCAGGGTTTGCTGAACCGAAGCGAAAAAAATGGGAAACAAATGCCCGAGAATCTGCGCCAGATATTGTCTGGCGTGGCGGCGACCAAGCCAATTCAGAAATGATGGAGAATTGCGCGGGAACGCTCACTTGCAACGAAGAGCAGCGCGGCGGGTTGATTTTCAACAATCAACAGTTTGGCGGTTATGCAGAGGGCGAGATTGCTAGCACTTTGAATCAACGCGACTACAAAAGCGCGTCGGACTTGGTAGTCGGAACTTACAGCGTCCCGGCAATTGGCAACATCAAAAGAGATAATGTCAGCAGCACCATTACACGCAACACAGGCGGCGGTGGAGAGACTCAAAATCCCGCGTATGCAATAATTGGGAATCGCGTTCGCCGCCTCACGCCCGTCGAGTGCGAGCGGTTGCAAGGCTTCCCTGACGGGTACACGGACATTCCTTGGCGCAAAAAGCCCGAAGCGCCGGACGGCCCGCGCTATAAGGCGCTTGGCAACAGCATGGCGGTCAACTGCATGGACTGGATCGGTAGGCGCATCGCTATGGTTGATGCGCTATGACCCGCACCGCGTACCACCGCGCTTACTACTGGTCGCGCCTAGAGGCCCGTAGAGCCTCTGCACGGGCATCCCGGCGACGGGCGAGGGAAGTGCGCGCCATCGTCAAAATCGTCTGTGAGGCCGTTACAGAGGCCAGAAACGACAAACCCCCCATGACGGGGGGCTTGACGGGCCGGGAGGGTGGGCCTACGCTTGGCTTGCGAATCGAGCGTGATGGAAGTCTGAACGACTGTTCTAGTCGTGTCAACCACCCCACCACGCCCAATCACTCGGGCATTTCTGGTCGGGAAACCAACGCGCAGGATGCCTTAAACCCACACCGGGGAAGCCATATTGTGGGCGCGCTGCGTAAGCGGAGAGGCGCGAATGGCAGTCGAGGGGACGAACCTTGACCAAGTACTAGACCGCAGCGGATGGCTCCGTCAGTCATCAATTCCGCACGATTCGCTGTAGGCGTATTCCGTCTACACCGTGCGGATTCACCATCAGTCATCAGGGTTTAGGAGGGGAATATGGAAGGTCTAGACGAACAGGCTTGGGAGCGGTGGGTGGCCTTTAGGAAGGCGATACGCAAACCGATCAAACCTGCCTCGGAACATGCGATGAAGGTCAAACTTGCGCGGTACGGGTCGCAGCAGGATGCGGTGGTGAACCAGAGCATTGAGAACCAATGGCAGGGGTTGTTCGACCTCAAGGTGTCAAAGCCTGCCCCGGGTGAGAAACCCGTCAAGAGCGACAAGCAGATTGCTGCGGAAAACGAGCGGTTTGCGGCTGACCAGTCGCGGAACGAGGCTTTCTGGGACAAGTACGGACTGCGCGATGACCTCGGGCGACTGAAGTTGTGCGAGGCGTTGTTGGCCCGGTACACGCTGCGGTCGGATGAAATCGGTCACGGTGAACGGATGGAGTGGCTACGGAACCGGGTAGCCGAGGCGTTGCGCGAGGTTCCCGCGCAGCCTGTGACCAACGAGCCGTCGCTGATGTCGATGATCCGTTCGCTGTGGGGTGAGAAGGGTGTTTACCGAATCAAGGCCCGCGCCGAAACTGAACGGGTACAGGGGCAACCGGATGTGGTGGGTCATCTGGCTAGCGCGGTGCATCAATGAAGCCCGTAGCGGCGATGTGGAACAAGGACTATCGTGGCTGGTCGGAGGCGCGGCGCACGGAGTTTGCCGAAGTGCTAAACCGACTCTGCGTCTTGCTCGACGCAAACGAAGGCGGGGACGCAACGCTGCACGATGACATGGCGGTGTGGTTCCGAAATCTGTTCTTCACGACCGACCCGCGTTTCGAGCGGGCGGCGGCAGGGATAACGGGCAACCTCAAGGCGCGGATGTGGCGACTGCACACGCTTTGTTGGGCGGCAGAACAAGCGTATCTGGCGACCCGCAAGCGGATTTACTGCGACATCGGGACATACGATGGTCGTGCGCTTGAGGTCGTGATGCGCTATCAAGACTTCCCGCACGGTGTACAGCCCGAGGTGTACGCCTTTGACCTCTTTGACGGTGTGCCGCTGGAAGCGCGTAAAATCGGTCACGGGCCGGGACTCTACGACGAGGTGGTGCGACGGCTAGAGCCGTGGGGTGCAAGGGTGCATCCCGGCGATATCCGCAAGACAATGCAGTTTCTGCCAAACGAAATCGCGTGGTGTCAGATTGATCTGAACGATGCCGATGCAGAAGGCGCGGTGTTTCCCGCTGTGTACGAGCGGCTGTTACCGGGTGCGGTGGTGGTGTTTGATGACTACGGGTTCCGGCGGTACCGGGAGTCTGCGCTGACCCATCAGCGGTTCCTGAAGGGCAAGGAGCAGGTGCTTGAACTGCCCACGGGTCAGGGTATTCTCATCAAGGCATGAGATACGCCCGCCGCCGCGATGCGAACGACCAGACCATTACCGACGCGCTGCGGGCGGCAGGGTTCACGGTCGATGACTTCAGCATGGCGGGCTATGTCCCCGACAAACTGGTGAGCCGGGGACTGTGGGTGTGTTGGGTAGAGGTCAAGGTCAAGGGTGGGCGGCTGACGCAGACGCAAAAGCGGTTTCGCGAGGTTTTTGAGCCGAGGGGCGAGTTCTACATCGCCCGCGATCCGGTCGAAGCCGTCGCGGAACTCACTCGGCGGGCAGAATCAGTTTCTTCCGCTGGCCCTTCCAATGCCAAATGAGCGGGTCATCGGCAAGGTCGGGTAGCCCCGCCCACTCGGACTCGGGCAGGTCGGCAACGGGGTGGTGGGCGGCGAAGTCCCGCAACGCTATCTGGTCGCCATACCAAGCCCAATACCTCGGTTCAAGGGCGGCATGGCGGGCGGCAAGCGCAGCCCACACCCAACCCACGGCAATAACGGTGCAGCCGACATACGGGTACAGGTCATCCAGACGGACATTGTGGGAGTCCATGTATAGACCCCCCCTCTGGAGTCCGTTAAACGGGGCATCCCGGTGGTACGACCGCCGACAGAACCCCGCTGATGCCTCGCCCAACGCGCTACGAAGCGATATGGGGCGATTTAAGGCCATGTCGGTGTCTAGGTATAGGGCCGGGTCAGGAAGCCCTAAATCGGCATAGCCGAGGGTTCGGGACAGCATCAGGTTGTCGTGGTCAACCTCGACTTCGTGCCGGATCACCCCCTTGAGGGTGGGGGTATCGGCATCCGTGACATGGTAGACCGGGGCATCGGGGTGGTGCTGCCGGATGGAACGGACGAGGCGCACGGGCAGGCGGCAATCGTCGCCCACATGGAAAAACGCGAACATGGGCCTAGTGTACCCCCCGAAAAAAAAGTTGCGAGGGGGTATTGACGGCTAGGGCGGTATGCCCTAATCTACACCCATACCAGCACGGTGCTGGCTTACCACAGAGAGGTAACTGACCATGAACATCAAGACGCAAATCAAAATGGTTCTGACGATGAACGACCGCCAATTAAATCGCGCCGCCGATAGGGCCGCGATGATGTGCGGTCTGACTTGCCCCGAATGCAACAGCGCAGACACCGAAAGCAACGGTTACACCGAGTTCCGCTGCGATGCGTGTGACCATCGGTGGGGCTGCGAAGGCGGCGAGTGGTACGGCATCAAGGTCGCCGCATGACCGCCCCCGACATCCGCTCGCGGCTGCATTTCCGCTTGGCCCTCGCCCGCGCTGGACTCACACAGCGCGGCGCGGCCCGCGCCCTCGGGATCAACGAGCGCACGGTACGCCGCTACGCTGCCGGGGAGCCTGTCCCGACCGTCGTTTGGCTGGCTCTCAAGGCACTAGAAACGCGCTGACATCGGTGCTACGGTAGGCGCATGGAACGCGCCGCCGCCACCTTCATCGTGACCATGCTGCACTCGGCAACGGTCGCCCATTTGATGCATCTGCAAACGAAGTCCTACGCGGCCCATGTCGCGCTTGGGGACTACTACGACGCCATCGTGGGCTTGACCGACAAGTACGCCGAGGCGTATCAAGGGTGCTACAAGGTCATCAGCGACTACCCGGCGACCTTCCCGATGGCGAAAGACCCGAAGCGGTATTTCGAGGGGCTGTACGATTACCTCGACGCTGCCCGCAAGACGCTGCCGAAGGAATCCCACTTGTCCAACATCGTGGACGAGGTTGCGGAACTGATCGACTCCACCCGGTACAAACTGAACAACCTGTCCTAATGCCGAGCCACAGCGACAAACAACGCCGCTTCATGGCCGCAGCCGCACACGATTCGGCATTCGCTAAACGCGCAGGCATCCCCCAGAGCGTAGCCCGCGAGTACAACCAAGCGGATAGGGGCAAGAAACTTGCCGAAGCGTTGAAGCGTAGGCCGGGGCGCTGAAGTAGCCCGAAATAGCCATGCCAAAGACCCCCAAAGGTGTTCGACTCGGTGGACGCGCAGCAGGTACGCCCAACAAGGCGACGGCTGCTGCCCGTGAGGCCATAGCCCGGTTCGTGGACGGCAACGCAGACCGCTTGCAGGGGTGGTTGGACGAGATACACGCCGAGAAGGGCGCAGAGGCAGCATTCAGTTGCTTCAGCAGCCTGCTGGAATACCATGTGCCGAAGTTGCAGCGCACAGAACTGACGGGCAAGGACGGCGGCGATCAGGTGGTGGTCTACCGTTGGGGTGAGCCGAAGTGACCGAGGTGCTGCTGCCCT